GCACACACAGCGCCCACGTCGCCCCGTGTGGGGCGGAAGGGGTATCCTCCGAATCGGTATCCCATCTCAGTCAACCGCGCCACACAGCGCGACACGGCGCAAACGTGGGCAAGGCATAAAATGCACAGTTTTTATTGCAGAATCGTCCTCAATGATCTGTACATTTAGCCGCTTGCAATCAGCCCCGAAAAGAGTTAACATAGCACTACCGAAAGGGAAAATAACGCAAAGGAGTCCTGAACATGACAAGCAAAGAACATATTGAAAGCCTGCGACGCCACGGAGTACGCCTGATTGCAAAGGACGGCACGACCAGAGAGATCCCCGCCGACTTCCTTGAGACCACCACCAAGATGCTGAATGACATTCGGGCACGGAAGATCACCTACAGCATCAAGGTTCCCGAAACCGACGAGGAGATGCTCCTTGCAATCTGGGACTGCGGATACGCAGAATCGGGCAGCGCCGATGAGATTCTCAGCCACACCGAGCGAACCGAAGAATAGCAGCCTGCCGCCTTCGGGCGGCACACCACGAACTACATAGGAGGAATTCAAATGAAAGACCGAGTAAACGAACCACGCAAATGCCCCAAGTGCGGCCGCACCTACACCGAGCGACCTGCCCTTTCCCGATACGACAACGACACGCTGATCTGCCCCGACTGCGGCACGAGGGAAGCCCTCGAAAGCATGGGCATCAGCATTGATGAGCAGGACAAGATCCTCGGCATCATCCACGACAAGTACATTCCCGAATAAGGGGCGCACAGCGGGCGGTGTGGGGCTTTAAGGCTCTGCACCGCTTGTTTGTTGGAAGGATTCCGGGTGCGACACGGCGCGTTTGTGAGCCTCCTGTGGGCTTGTGTATATGTACCTGTTCAGCACGAAGAAAACGGCGTTTCTTCTACGATTTATTTTGCACATAGGCGTGGACTTTTCAGGCAAAAGGCGGTAATATGTGACACAACGGCAGGGGCAGACAGCCCGCCGAAATTCAAAACACGGAGGATACGAACATGAACGACAGTTACTTCGAGGAGATGACCTTCCGCTGCGCCGCCTACGAATGCGCCAAAAAGGAACGCGCCGAGCGTAAGCAGCAGATCGCTGAGGCACACGGCTACGACAGCCCGGAGATGGACGCTTGGTATGCCGAGGACAAGGCGGCAGGTCCCTACCCCTACAGCGGCGGCGAGATGAAGGCCTACTGGGTGTACAAAAACCGCCGCGAGAACGACAACAACGAATTCGAGATGAGCGACTATTGCTGGGACAAGGAATTCCACGATTTCATCGCAACGCTCCGCAAGCTTGGCATTACCGAGTTCACACTCACCAATCAGAGCACGGCGCTGATGGAAAACATCTACGGCTTTATCGCCGAGGGCTGCACGATGGTCGGAACGCACACCATCACCAAGAAGGCGCTGCGCTGGGGCGAGGAAGAATACGAAACGGCACAGGGTATCCTTTTCAAGGTGAACTGAACACGACCGCAAAGGGGCGGGCTGAACCGCCTGCCCCACAAGCGGAGCAGAACGGAGGTGAAAGACATGGCAAGAATCGTGATCATGGTCGAAGGCGGACTGGTGCAGGAGGTTTTCAGCACTGAAAAAGACACCGAGGTCGAGCTGATCGACCTTGATACCGAAGAAGGACAAGCGGCAGCACCGGAGACGGAAATGCCGGAATTCAAGGTGTGGTGAAATACACATACTGCACAAGAATCCACGCAGATACGCCGATTCTATTCTGTACATTTAGCCGCTTGCTATTCTCCGCAAAAGACGGTAATATGTGACACAACGGAAGGGCGAAACGCCCGCCGAAAAACGAAACGGAGGATAACACCATGAACCCTTACACACTGAGAAAGAGCCTGAACCTGATCGATGCCAATACGGCGATCACCCGCGAGGACTTCGAGAGCCTCTTCTGCAAGACCGCAGAGCGCATCACCTTCACCTTCAACGGCTGGGACGGCAAGAGCTACAACGGCGAGAGTCGCAGCGGTTATGTGTACCGCACCGTCATCGAGGGCTACGAGGATGTGAGATTCGTCAAGGTCGGTAAGGGGCTGCACTACATCGACGAAGACAGCGACATCACCGAGAAGGCTACGGGCATTGCCCACAAGGAAGCAGAGTGGCTGGTCGATGTGAAGAGAGCCTGAACGGAACACAGCGGAGCTCTTCCTGCGGGGAGGGCTTACCGCCCACCGATGAAATACACAAAAATGCACGGATTTCCTTGCAGAATGATCTGTACATTCAGCCGCTTGCTATTATCCGAAAAAGACGGTAATATGGTCACAACGGAAGGGCGGAACGCCCACCGAATACAAACCTTGGAGGTCAAAGAACATGAGCACGAATTCAAGAATCGGCATCCTGCACGAGGACGGCACAACGGAAACGATCTACTGCCACTGGGACGGCTACCCCGAACACCAGATGCCCATCCTTACCGAGCATTACAACACCGCAGAGAAGGTTAAGGCGCTGCTTGCCCTCGGAGACATCAGCATCCTCGGTGAGCGCCTTGCGCCGGATGCGGACGAGCAGCACAGCTTCGAGAAGCCTGCGGAGGGCGTGACGGTTGCATACCACCGCGACCGCAACGAGCCGATGCAGCCTGCGGTCACCCACAAGAGCGTTGTTTCGCTGATGAGAGACGACTGGGGCATCCCGTATTACTACCTTTTCGATGAAAGGACGGAACAGTGGCTCCCACCGACCGAGGACTGACGGGGCTGACTTGCGCCACGTTCGCCTGTGTGCGGTTTTTCTGCGGTGAGCGATGAACTTGCCCCTGCGGAAAACCGCCCCACACGGCGCATTCTGGCGCATTTGTGAACCTCCTGTGGGCATGGTGTACTATGTACAACAAATGACGAAGATACGCCGATTTCATTCTGTACATTTAGCCGCTTGCTATTCCGGAAAGATCATGGTAATATGTGACACAACGGAAGGGCAGACAGCCCAGCCGAAAACAAAAAACGGAGGTACACCACCATGACCAAGAAAAAGCTGAACGAGATCAAGACCACCCTGAACTTTCTGCGGAACGGCAGAAACGCCACCGAGCAGATGACCGAAGAAGCCTGCCTTGAGGTTTACGGCATCTCGAAGGCGCAGGCACTGAAAAACATGGACAGCAGCATCGCCAAATACGAGCGCGAGCTGGAGAGAGCCGAGCATCCACTGGAGGGCATCGACAAGAAGGTCTACGAGATTGCCGCAAAGCACCTGATTCTGGTAGCCGAGCGCGGAGACCTCGAAACCCGCCACTGCGACCGCGAGGACTTCATCGAGGTTTCGGTCTGGGGACTGGAAGCAGCCCTGAAAGAAGCCTACGAGGCAGGACGCAAGAGCAAGTAAACGAACGGAGCAGCGCAGCCCTTCCGCAGGGAGGGGCTGCCAAACCCGAAGGAGGAAAGAACATGGATACATACGAACAGGTCAGATGCCTGACCGCAATCATTGCGAACCTTTCAACGGATGGACTGCTCACTGAGCGGATTGCAATGGAAGCACTTCTGGAAGTCCTTGAACCGCAGGAGCTTGCTGAGATGGGCTACGGCGACCGCGTGAACGCCTACCTTAAGGAATACGGAGGTGAGAAAGAATGATCGACCTGATCAAAGCGACAAGGGTACTTTCCAACGAGGAGATGTACGCAATCGACTGGTTCAACAAGCACGGCTTTGAAGGCACGCTCGACCGGCAGTTTCCGAGAAAGGCAAAGTTCACGGTCGGAAAGAACGGTGTGACCGACAAGTTCGAGCTGCTGTGCTGCGCCGACTACGACATCGTCGCATACATGGAGCAGTACGGGCGCTCCTTTGAGATGCTTTGTGAACTGACACGGCTGAGAGCAGAAATGGCTCGGCAGACGGCGGAATAAGCCGCCACGTTGCCCTGTGTGGGGCTTTCCAATGAGGCAGCGGATAACTTGCCCTGCGGAAAGTCTCGGCACACAGCGCGACAGTGCGCGACCTGTGCGATGTACAATTCCACCCGATTTTCCATCTCATGTCTGGTACATTTATTTTGCAGACAGGCGTGGACTTTTCCGCGAAAAGACGGTAATATGTGACTACCGCAAGAGAAGCGGAATCAAAACAAAGGAGCGAATCTACATGAAAATTCTGGTATGCGAACCCGGCAAGCACCCCTACGTCAAGGACATCGAACCGGGGCTGGAGAATCTTCAGCATGAGGTAGACGGACTGATTCAGGCCCTTTACCCATTTTCCGAGGAGGTGGCAGTTGTGTGCAACGAGGAGGGGCTGTTCCGCGATGACCTTGCATGGAACAGAACAGTCGAGAAGTACGGTCCGATCAAAGGTACCTTCTTCGTCTGCGGACTGGGCTTCGAGGATTTCACAGGGCTGACCGATGAGCAGATCGAAAAGTACAAGGCGCTTTTCTGGGAGCCTGAGATCTTCATCCCGACACCGAACGGCATGGTGGTGCTGCACATCGTGGACTGACCGCATCAGGGGCAGGGCTTCGGCTCTGCTCCGCGCCTTCGGGCGGCGGCATAATATGTACAACAATCTGCGAAAAACCGCCCTGCACATTCTGGTAGTTTAGCCGCTTGCTATTCCGGGGAGATCATGGTAATATGTGACACAACGGAAGGGCAAACGCCCCGCCGAATAAAACAAACGGAGGATTCCACCATGAACTTTTTTGAAACCGAACTGAAGAAGATGACCGCAAAGGTCACCGCCATGAAGAACCCCAAGCTGGTCGGAAGCGCCTGCATCGCCCGCCTGACCGACACCACCACGGTGAAGGTTGAGTTCGCAAGATGCATCGAGGCGGACCGCCGCTACGGCATCCTGATCACGGTGCTGAACCGCACCGAGGGCAAGATCGACAGCCTCACGGTGAAGTTCGAGGACCTTTGGGGCAAGCACGACGGGCTTTACGTCTGGACAGCTTACAACGACTCCAAGTGGTACGGCTACCGCCCCACCGCAGCGGACTACACCAAAACGGCAAAGGCGATCAGCGACTACCTTGAAAACTTCGCCGACTGAGAAAACCGAGCCGCCCTTCTCCGGAGGGGCGGCATCCACCGAAAGGAGCGCATACATGGATACCGAAACGAAAAAGGCACTGGAGCAGATCGCAATGGAGGAATCCTACGGCATCAGGTTTGTGGGCGGGCTGACACCCTACGGCGATGCGGACGATCTCCACGATGATGACAACGCCGAGCATAACTTTCCCGGCATCAGCCTGCGCGAGGTCAGCCGGATGCTGGAACGAGCCTACGAGCTGGGAAGGGACAGCAAGCCCTGACTTGTGCCACGTTCGCCCGTGTGGGGGCTTACTGCTTTTCTGCGGATCACTTGCCCTGCGAGAAAAGCCACCCACACGGCGCGTTCTGGCGCGATTTACGGCAAGCCATAATGTACACAATTCGGTGCAAAAAACAGCCGGAATGATCGTGATTACTCACACTTGATAATGTGCGGAAAAAGAGTTATAGTGTGTACAACGGAACGGGAAACCGAGCCGAAAACAACGAAAAACGGAGGAAATCTACATGAACGAGAATACTACAAAGCGCGGCGAAGCCGAGAATCTGGAACTGACCGATGCGCAGGCAGACCGCAACGATGACATCTACGAGGCAGCCTTTGAATTCTGCAAGGTGCTGACTGAGAACCCCGACCTCGAATGGGACATGGCATTCCTCGGTGAGATCGCCGACCTTGCCGCAGGCATCATGACCGAGCAGGGACACAAGGTACGGTTCCCCAGCGTGGTCACCGAGGAGGACGGCACACAGTACATCGAGGAGTACTACGGCGGCTGATCACCAAAACGGAGCAGTCCTTCTGCGGAGGGGCTGTTCCGCAGCTCAGTAAATATATAGAATCGGAGTGAAAACAATGACTACGCAAGAAGCAATTTCCGAACTGGAATCTTTGCCTGAATCCAACAATTCAGAAGCAGTGCTGCTGGCAATTCAAGCCTTAAAAAAACAGATCCCTACACGGGTGCTCCGGAAAAGATGGGAGATTTCAAAATGCCCCTGCTGTAACACAGAACTCGGCGAGTGGCTCGAAGATGGGTATCATCAGGACTACGAAAACCTTGTGGTCTGCAACTGCGGTCAGCAGTTGGATTGGAGTTATCCTGCGGATGATGATGACTGATCGCCGCACGATTGCGCCACGTTCGCCTGTGTCGCGGCTTTCGGCTTTCCTGCGGATCACTTGTCCCGCGATAAAAGCCGCCCACACAGGGCGACTGTGCGCCTTCTGGGGAAAGGCATAATATGTACAACAAACGCCGAAAAATCGCCCTGCACATTCTGGTAGTTTAGCCGCTTGATATATCCGCCGACCTATGGTAATATGGGTACAACGGAACGGGAAACCGAACCGAAAACTACGAAAGAACGAGGTAAACACCATGTGGCACGAGGGTACAATTCTGGCACCGACAAAGGAAGGCAAGACGGTGGTTCACTACTGGGCAAAGGTCTATGATGTGGGCAGCCAGTACGGCATCGAGGGCGGCAGGATCAGCAAGCTCATGCTGAAGGCGAACGGCGAGATCATCTACAACTACGACAGAGGACTTGATGTTCCGCCGCAGAACGAGGCTGCGGAGATCGCGCTTGCGATTCTGATGTACGAGTACAGATAAACAAAACGGACGGCGGGCGGCAGCACAAAGCCGCCCCATCGCCCCACAGCAAGGAGGTGAAGCGGATGGGAGCGATCAGCGAGTTATACCGGGGCAGAATCAGCGCACCTACAGATATCAAGGTCAGGGCAGATGATTACGATAAGCTGAATGGTCACGCAGAAGAATTGCACAATCAGATCGCAGACGGAATGAAAGCGGATACGGCGGCGGCATTCGAGGAATTGATCGACCTTCACAGGCAGATGGAGTCGATCACCTCAGAGGACAGCTACACAAGGGGCTTTCGTGACGGTGCAAGGCTGATGCTGGATATGCTGAACGGATAATTTCATGGTGGTTATATACATAGGAGAGGCTTGCAGTACGCAGGCCTTTTCTTTATGCAGATTTTTTGAGGAAGGAGTGATGCGGATGGCTCAAAGAGGCAGAAAACCGAAGCCGACAGCGATCAAAGAGCTGGAAGGAAATCCGGGCAAGCGTCCGCTGAATGATGCAGAGCCGAAGCCTGAACGCAAGGCACCGCCTTGTCCGAAGTGGCTGGAGCCCGAAGCAAAAAAGGAATGGCGCAGGCTGTCAAAGCAACTGGAGCAGATCGGTGTGCTGACCGAGGTCGATCAGGCGGCGTTCGCATCGTACTGTCAGGCATACGCTCGTTGGAAAGAGGCGTAAGAGTTCATGACACAGCATGGTACTATCGTGAAAACGAAATCCGGATACTGGCAGCAGGTTCCGCAGGTTTCCATCGCTCAGACCTATCTGAAGATCATGAACAAGATCGCAGAGCAGTTCGGTCTGACTCCGGCGGCAAGAAGCAGGATCACGGCAGGTGCGGATATGAAGGGCGCAGCCGTTGACGATATGGATGAACTTCTCGGAGGTGGCTGATGGCAGGAACGGCAAGGGCGCGAGAGCGCCCGAAAAACTATCCGAAACTGAAGAACTACCAGCCGACACGCTTCATGCTGCCGGAATCACACTACGATGCGGCGAAGGCGGACAGGGCTGTGCGCTTCATTGAAAACCTGTGCCATACCAAAGGCAGATGGGCGGGAAAGCCGTTCTGGTTATTGCCATGGCAGGAGCAGATCATCCGTGACATTTTCGGTATCGTAAAAGAGGATGATACCCGTCAATTCCGTACCGCATATATCGAAATTCCAAAGAAAAATGGAAAGCAGCTCGCTCTGGATACGCCTATTCCGACTCCGCAGGGATTCACCAATATGGGCGATCTGAAGGTCGGAGATACTGTATTTGATGAGAACGGAAATCCGTGCCATGTGGTTGCGAAAAGCCCTGTGGATGACACAGAGCAAGCCTACAAGCTGACATTCAAAGACGGCACATCGATCATCGCCGGAGAACGGCATCTGTGGAACTGTCAGTATATTTACGGCAAGCGCAAGGATGTCCTCTGGACGACCGGCGAGATCTATCGCAGGACTTCGGAATACAGGCAGCGATTTTCTGACAGACCGCAGTCAAAGCGCGATTCCCTTATCCGAATCCCGGTGTGCGGTGTCCTTCAGACAGGGGCGGCAGATTTACCGATTGATCCGTATCTGTACGGCTACTGGCTTGGAAACGGCAACGCAGTCAAGCCGGAGATCACTGTTCGGACGGAAGATGTTGACGATATCATCTCTAATATTCCGTATCAGGTTCACAACCGTTATCCGCAGAAATGCGGCGGCAGTGAGATCATAAAGTACAATGAACTGAAAGCAGTACTGCTTGACAGCTTCCGTGAAAAGAAGATCCGACCGGAATATTTGAGGGCATCCGCAGAACAGCGGTGGGCATTGCTGCAAGGTTTGATGGATTCGGACGGCTGTATCGGCGAACGAAAGGGGCAAAGTGTATATGTCACAACACTGCGAGAACTGGCGCTTTCCGTCAGAGAACTGCTGTGGTCGCTCGGTATCAAAAATGCAGTGAAATGCGAGCCTTCTACTCGGCATGGGTGGCCGACCGGAGAGATTTTGTATATCGTTCGGTTTACTACCTTTGACGATCAGCCGACATCAAGACTGAAACGAAAATACACACGCACACGGGCGCGGGTGAAAGAAACTCGCTCCTGTTTTCATTATTTACTGGACATTCAGCCTGTGGATCATCCTGTGAAAATGCAGTGCATTCAGGTGGACAGTCCGAGCCACCAATATCTCGCAGGAACATCGTTTGTGCCTACGCACAACAGTGAGCTTGCAGCAGCGATTGCGCTGTATCTGCTTTACGCTGACAACGAGCCTTCCGCCGAGGTCTACGGTGCTGCCGCCGACCGACAGCAGGCATCCATTGTTTTCGATGTCGCCAAGCGCATGGTTGAAATGACCCCGGCGCTGCTGAAACGCTCCAAAATTATGGCGGCTACCAAGCGGCTGGTGAACTACAACAATGTGGGTTTCTATCAGGTGCTTTCAGCGGAAGTCGGTACAAAACACGGTCTGAATGTATCCGGTCTGGTTCTTGACGAACTTCATGCCCAGCCGAATCGAAGTCTTGTGGATGTTCTCACAAAGGGTTCCGGCGATGCCCGTACCCAGCCGCTGTACTTCCTTATCACAACTGCCGGCACTGACCGCAACAGCATCTGCTACGAATACCACACCAAAGCAAAGGATATTCTGGACGGCAGACGCATTGACCCGTCATTTTATCCCGTGATCTACGGCTTGGATGACGGCGACGACTGGAACGCAGAGGAATCATGGTACAAGGCGAATCCGTCACTGGGATACACAATCACCATTGACCGAGTGCGGGATGCCCACCGTGAGGCGCTGACCAATCCTGCGGAAGAAAATGTATTCCGTCAGCTTCGTCTGGATCAGTGGGTGGGCAGCGTCGTGGCATGGATTCCGGAGCATATTTACGACAGGGGCAATCTTCCTATCGACCTCGAAAAGCTCCGGGGACGGGAATGCTATGCCGGACTTGACCTGTCGAGTACGAGCGACATTACCGCTTTCGTACTGATTTTCCCTCCGCTGCATGACGGCGAGAAATACATCGTTGTCCCACACTTCTGGCTGCCGAGAGAAACGCTCGATTTGCGAGTGCACCGAGACCATGTACCGTATGATGTCTGGGAACGCATGGGGCTGTTTCATATCACCGAGGGCAATGTGGTCGATTATAACTTCGTGCGGAAAACGATCAATGAACTGCACACGATGTATAACATCAAGGAAATTGCAGCCGACCGATGGAATGCGACACAGCTTATCACCGACCTTGAGGGTGACGGCTTTACCGTTGTTCCGATGGGCATGGGCTTCAAGGATATGTCCCCGCCGATGAAAGAACTGTACAAGCTCATTCTCGAAGGGCAGTTTATACACGGCGGCAACCCTGTCCTGCGCTGGATGGCGGGCAATGTGGTTGCTGAAATTGATGCGGCGGAGAACATCAAACCGAGTAAAAAGAAATCGACAGAAAAGATTGACGGCATTGTGGCTTGGATCATGGCACTTGACAGATGTATCCGTCACGAAATGCAGGGATCTGTATATGATGAACCCGACCATGATCTTGTGGTCATCTGACAGGAGGTAATGTTTATGGGCTTTTTGAGCTGGCTTGGCATCAACAAGCCAAGAGACGCGCCGATGCTGCCGGATATTCAGGACAATGTCCGAGATTCAGGAAACCTGTTCGTATTCGGCATGACGCACAGCGGAGAACGTGTGGATGAGCGCACCGCAATGCAGATTGTGACCGTTTATGCCTGCGTGAGACTGCTTTCCAATACGATTGCAGGACTACCGCTGCACCTATACAGATACACCGGCGAGGGCGAGGATAAGGAACTGGCGACCGACCATCCGCTGTACAAAATCCTATACCGGCAGCCAAATCCCGAAATGAGTTCATTTTCATTCTGGGAGGCACTGATGTGTCATTTGCTGCTTTGGGGAAATGCGTATGCACAAATCGTCCGTGACGGCAAGAATGGTATCCTCGGTCTGTATCCGCTGTTGCCGGAAAATGTGGAAATCGACCGTGATCCGAAAAGCGGCGACCTCATTTACACCTATCACGCTTACACCGATGAAAAACCGGGCGAGCATGACAAGGACATTATTTTTCGCAGGGATGAAATTCTGCACATCCCCGGTCTGGGCTTCAATGGACTGGTCGGATTCTCACCGATAGCAATGATGAAAAATGCGCTCGGTGCTGTCATGGCTGTAGAGCGATACGGCAGCGCCTTCTTCAAAAACGGAGCGCAGCCTGCCGGAGTCCTCGAACATCCGGGCGTGCTGAAGGATCCGCAGAAGATCCGCGACAACTGGACAAAGGCATACGGCGGCGCACGGAACGCACACCGCATCGCAGTCCTCGAAGAAGGTATGCAGTATAAGCCGATCTCCCTGCCGCCGGAGGATTCGCAGTTTTTATCTACCCGCGAGTTCGATGTGGAGGAAATCTGCCGTATGTTTCAGGTTCCGCCACATCTGGTGCAGGATTTGAAACGCAGCACCTTCAATAACATTGAGCATCAGGGCATCGCATTCGTGCAGTATTCTCTTATGCCGTGGATCATCCGTATCGAAAAGGGCATCATGAAAGACCTTCTTCTGGAGGAAGAACAGGATGTGTATTTTCCGAAATTCAATGTGGACGGTCTGATGCGCGGCGACTACCAGAGCCGTATGAACGCATACGCCATCGGTGTCGGCAACGGCTTTATGTCTCCCAACGATGTGCGCCGTCTGGAAAATATGGATTTGATTCCCGATGATCAGGGCGGCAATGACTACTACCTGAACGGCTCGTATAACAAGCTGGAGGATGCAGGTGCGGCGTATGCGGCATATCAGCCGAAGCAGTCCGGTAATGATACGGACGATCAGCCCGACACCGAGGAACAGGATGAGCCGGATGAAAATCCGGACGAGGAAACCGATGACAGATTCCTGCGGAAGAAACGCAGGAAGAAGTACAAGAATGGGGGTATGTAAATGGAAAAGTTCTGGAACTGGATTCACGATGACAGCGGCGGCAGAGTCCTCCGGCTCGAAGGACCTATCGACTCGGAGAGCTTCTGGGGGGATGAGATCACGCCTCAGTCGTTCCGTGATGAGCTGTATGCCGAGGAAGGCGACATTACACTTTGGCTGAATAGTCCAGGCGGGAATGTGTTCGCCGCTGCCGAGATTTACACGATGATTCGTGATTATCCGCACAAGGTGACTGTAAAAATCGCAAGCATCGCAGCATCGGCGGCAAGCGTGATCGCAATGGCCGGCAACACCGTGGAGATGTCCCCGACGGCTTTGCTGATGGTGCATGATCCCAGCACAATTGCAATGGGTAATGCGCGTGATATGGAGAAAGCCATCGCAACGCTCAACGAGGTCAAGGAGAGCATTATCAACGCATATATGGCGAAAACCGGGCTTTCTCACAACCGCATCAGCAAGCTCATGTCCGATGAAACTTGGATCAATGCGAAAAAGGCTGTGGAGCTTGGCTTTGCCGATGTGATCCTCTTTGACGAAAAGCCTGCGCCGGACAAGAAGGAGGATGAGCCTGAGAATCCGGACGATCCCGAAAAGCCCGACGAGGAAGGCGGTGACGAGGACGGGGATGAAAAGAAGGAAACCGAAAAGAAGCCGTTCAAGCTGGACTCCGGCGATGCCCTTTGGCAGTACAGTACCCGTATCATGGGGCAGACCATCTTGGGAAAGATCACCGCAGGCGCAGAAACCGCCGACTCGGACGACACTCCCGATGACAAAACTGAAGCACCGAAACCTGCCGAAAAAAGGTGGACGGATACAGCACTGACTGTGACTGTTCCCGATATGCCTGTGATCGGCATGGACGGCAGGACAAAGGACGGCGCAATGCCGTATGAAATTTTGAAACAGCAGCTTGCTTTTATGAGATAAGCAGGCTGTTATTTTTATGACCGCCGGATTTTATCCGGAGAAATGGAGAAATGAATATGAGCAAGATCATGGAACTTCGCACAAAGCGCAATACCCTGTGGGAGCAGACTAAGGCATTTCTTGAAAAGCACCGTGGTGAGAACGGTCTCGTTGAGGCATCCGCAGTCGAGCAGTACAACAAGATGGCATCCGAGGTGCAGGCTCTCGGCGCAGAGATCGAGCGTCTGGAACAGCAGGCAGCCCTCGATGCCGCACTGTCCGCACCGACCTCCCGTCCCGTCACCAACGCTCCCGGCGCAAAGAACACGCCGCCCACTAACCCGACCGCAACCGACGAGTACAAGGGCGCATTCTGGGATATGATCCGCAACAAGGGTGACCAGCTTGCAGTCCGCAACGCACTCTCTGTCGGTGAGGACACCGAGGGCGGCTACACTGTGCCGGATGAGTTCGAGCGCAGACTGATCCAGGCGCTGGAGGAGAACAACATCTTCCGTCAGATGGCTACGGTCATCAAGACCAACTCCGGTACCCGCAAGATCCCTATCGCCAACGACACGATGGAGGCACAGTGGATCGACGAGGGCGAGGAGATCCCGGAGACTGACACCAGATTCGGTCAGACCACGCTCTCTGCATACAAGCTCGGTACGATGATCAAGATCAGCAACGAGCTTCTGCACGACTCCGCATTCGACCTCGCAAGCTATATCGCTGCACGTTTCGGTGTTGCAATGGGCAATGCTGAGGAGCGTGCGTTTTTCACCGGTGACGGCGACAAAAAGCCTCTCGGTATCCTCGATGAGACAGGCGGTGCAGAGCTTGGTGTTACTGCGGCATCCCAGACGGCGATCACCTTTGACGAGGTGTTCGACCTCTACTACAGCCTCAAGTCTCCCTACCGCAGAAATGCACAGTTCGTCTGCAACGAGACCATTCTGCTTCAGCTCATGAAGCTGAAGGACAAGAACGACAACTACCTCTGGAAGCCGTCTCTTGATATCGCAAAGCCGGATACGCTGCTCGGTCGCCCCATCCGCACTTCTTCCTTCATGCCCGGTATTGCAAAGGGCGAGCGTGTGCTGCTCTTCGGCGACATGAAAAACTACTGGGTGGCAGACCGTCAGAACCGCACCTTCCGCCGTCTCAACGAGCTGTATGCCCGCACCGATCAGGTCGGCTTCCTCACCACACAGCGTGTGGACGGTCGTCTCATCCTGCCGGAGTCTGTGAAGGTTCTCAAGATGGCAGGCACCAAGTCCAACACCACGGGCGGCGGCACGACTGGCGGTAACACCGGCGGCAACGGCTGATAAGAACGGAGGGCAGATAAGTGAATCTGATCTCACTGCCTGAAACAAAAAACTATCTTCGTGTTGACCATTGTGAGGATGACAAGCTCATCCTCACTCTGATCGATACGGCACAGCGGCTCGTAATGGATGTGGGGCGCATGAATGAAAAGCAGTTAGCGGAAAATGAGGAAACCTCCCGGCAGGCTATGCTGTATACTGTTTCGTACCTCTATGAAAACCGCAATACTGCTGACTATCATGCGCTTACCTTGACATTGCGTGCGCTGTTATTTGCACAGAGGGAGGGCATCGTCTGATGGAGATCGGAAAGCTGAATCAGCGGATCGCCGTCCTTGAAAACCATGTCAAAAAGGATGCTATCGGCAATCACAAAGCCCGGTGGGAGGAGGTGTTCTCCCTCTGGGCTTCTGTGACGGTATCCAATACTGTAGGCGGTGCTACCGAGGAAACCAATACCGGCGTGACCAGAGAGATACAAAAGCTGGAGGTCATTATCCGGCAGACCCCGCAGACAAAGCGCATGGCATCGACTGTGTACAAGATCCGCTTTGATGGGATCGACTACGACATCAAGGGCATTGTTCCGAATTATCAAGCGCAGGACTATATGAAGCTGATCTGCGAATCACGAAGGGCGGGATCAAAGGATGACATCTATTGATGATCTGGCATCAGAGGTCATGAAAGGCTTGACGGAATATGCGGAGCTTGCGGATACCGAAATGAAAAAAGCTGTGCGAAAGACAGCGACCGCCGTCAAGAACGAGATATCCGCCAATGCTCCGAAAAAGTCCGGTAGATATCAGAAAAGCTGGGCGGCAAAGAAGGTGAAGGAGAACAGTCATACACTTGAAATGACCGTTCACAGTAAAAACCGCTACCAGATCGCCCATCTGCTGGAACACGGTCATGCGAAACGAGGCGGCGGCAGAGTCGAGGCAATTCCGCATATTGCGCCGGCAGAACAGCACGGCGAAGAGATGCTGGAATCCCTCATCGAAAAGGCGCTGTCATGAGGTAACAACTATGTCCTATGAAGAAATCAATGAAATGATGCAGGAGATCGGTCTGCCCTTTGCGTACCATCATTTCGCAGAGGGTGAAAGCCCTGATCCGCCTTTCGCATTGTTCCTGTCTCCCGGCGAGGACACCTTTTCCGCAGATAATCTGATGTATCACAGCTTCAAAGAGCTGCACATCGAGCTATATACGGATGAGAAATCGCCGGATACGGAACAGCGGGTGGAGGAAGTCCTCTTGCAGCACAACATTTATTACACAAAATCTGAGGTATGGATTGAGTCGGAACGGCTCTATGAAGTCCTCTATATCATGGAGGTATAAAAATGGCACTTCAGAAAAACAAGGTCAAGTTCGGTCTGAATAAGGTCCATTATGCAAAGATCACCGCATGGTCGGACGAGGGCGTGCCGACATTCGCAACGCCTGTGCGCCTGCCCGGTGCAGTTTCCCTGAGCATCGACGCAAACGGCGAAAACGAGAATTTTTACGCCGATAACGGCGTGTACTACGTCATCAACAACAATGCGGGCTACGAGGGCGACCTTGAGGTGGCACTCATCACGACCGATTTTGCAACTACGATCCTCGGCGAGCAGCTCGACAGCAAGGGTGTTCTCGTGGAGCGCAACGATGCAGAATCCGCACAGTTTGCACTGCTCTTTGAGTTCAACGGCGATAAGAATCACATTCGTCATGTGCTGTACTGTTGTTCGGCATCCCGCCCCTCGACCGAAAGCTCCACCACGGAGGAGTCCACTGAGGTCAAGACGGAGACACTGTCGCTGAAAGCTACTGCGCTGCCGTCCGGTCTGGTGAAGGGCAAGACCTGTGAAAGCACCGACCAGACGACTTATGATAACTGGTACGGCGCTGTGTATATCCCGACTGCCGCGACTACCAACAGCACAAGATCGGCAAGTGCAGCGAAGTCTGCTGCTGCATCCACCACGACTGACTGATTCGGAGGAGAAAGAATATGGCTATCAAGAAAATCATCACTGTTGACGGTATCGAGGTTCCTTTCAAGGCGAGTGCAACCCTGCCTCGCCTTTATCGTGCCAAATTCCGCAAGGACATCTTCAAGGATTTTGCGGCACTGAAGGATTCTGTGGATGAAAGCGATGAGCAGGATTCCGGTCTCGGCATCGAGAGCCTTGAGGTGTTCGAGAATATCGCCTGGGCGATGGCAAAGCACGCCGATCCGGAGAATGTTCCTGACAGCCCGGATGACTGGCTCGAACAGTTCAACTGCTTCTCGATCTACGAGGTTCTTCCGCAGCTCTTTGAGCTTTGGGGAATGAATCTGGAGACACAGGCAGAGTCAAAAAAAAATCTCGCCCAGTTGACCGCGAGATGACAACGCCGCTGTTCCTTCTCCGATGTGTGCAGATCGGGCTGAGTCTTACCGACCTTGATCTGCTCACCATCGGGATGGTCAACGAAATTTTCATTGAAAAGGATAATGATGACTATAATTACCCGTATAAGGCAACACAAGCGCAAATGGACGCCTTCTAAGCCAAAAAAGCGCGGCAGTTCGCGGAAATCATCCCGAAAAAGTGCGGATATCATCGTGCGGCAATTTCTGAAAATACTCCTCGGACTTTCAATTTACTCCTTCGGTGTATACCTGACGATCTACGCCAACATCGGTCTTGCACCGTGGGACTGCCTCGGCATGGGGATTGCAAAGCAAACTCCGCTGAATTACGGCAGTTCTATGGTGCTGATCGGTGTCTGTGCGATTCTTATACAGCTTATACTGCGTGAGCGTATCGGCTTTGCAACTTTGTTTGATGCGCTGCTGACCGGAAATCTGACACAGCTATTGTGCGATATTTCCCCATATCCAGAAAATCACAGCCTTTGGCTCGGCATCGCATATATGCTGTTCGGATTCCTGTTTATCGCTCTGGGGATGTATGTGTATATGAAAGCAGAAATGGGCTGCGGTCCGAAGGACGGTCTGCTGATTGCCATCGGAAAGCGTCTGCCGAAGATGCCAATAGGTGTGGTTGAGATATTGCTGTTTGCACTCATCACACTGATCGGCTGGCTGCTCGGCGGCACTGTCGGTATCGGTACACTCATTTCTACCTTCGGTGCAGGTGCTGTGATGCATCTGTTTTATGTCGGAATCGGCTTTGAGCCGAGGAAACTTCGACATAAAAGTGTCGTTGAGACAGTGAAGAATTTGAAGCGCTCTGATTGACTTTTTCTTCCTTCTGTGCTATAATTCAGCTATGAAAGAATCACAGGAGGCGATAATAATGGGAGTTACAGTTTGTTTTTCATTCGGAGGAGGAGCCAATCATCCGCTTTCAGACCGCGCCTTTTGGGATGAGCATATGCGTGATTCGATGCATATGTCAAACGGCGGTGCGGCTGTTCTCGTCAATATTCTGTGTCTGAGCGGCGGACGGCTTGCAGAAACCGAAAGCCAGAAGCGAATGATGATATATCTTGCAGAACAGAATCAGACTGCACTGGGACTTGGAAATGTCGATCTGGATATTGACTGCCTCCCGTGGGACAGGGCGCATTTTGCAGAGGACAAGGCATTCATGCTGCGTGTGATCGAAGGCGCACGGCAGAAGCTCGGCTGGGAAACTCTTTGTGACCGGTATGAACCGAATGCGGAACGCGTGAAATACTATCTTGACGGGTATCAGGTTTTGATGGAACGCATGACAGAAGCCGATATCAAAGATGAAGTCCTAACCGAATGGCTTGATTGGCATGATCCGGATGAGCCGCCGAAATGCGGATTTCCCAAATGTTCAAAACATGACGCATATATCGCCTTATACGGCTGTCAGGTCTGCATGGACTGAATGGCACAGACGAAGAGAATGCAGAATATGTAATGTGCCGTTTAAACTGAATACACAGTAAGCACTTGCTGAAAAGCAGGTGCTTTTTTTATACCCTGACGAGGGGGTGATACCATATGGCAGGAAGAATTAAGGGTATTACAGTCGAGATCAACGGCGATACTACGAAACTCAGTAAGGCTCTGCAATCCGTTGATAAAAACATCAAAAACACGCAGACACAGCTCAAAGATGTCGAAAAGCTGCTGAAGCTCGATCCGAAAAATACAGAGCTGCTTGCTCAGAAGCAGAAGCTGCTCGGTGATGCTGTCAAAAGCACAAAGGAACGACTGGATACCCTGAAAAAAGCCAGCGAGGAAGCCGCCAAAACCAAAGACAACTACGATGCTTGGAAGGCAAAATACGATCCGATCAAGCAGAAGATCGGTGAGACCGAAACCAAGCTGAAAGAACTGAAGGAACAGGCGAAAACCGCCGATGAACAGCTTTCTAAAGGCGAGATCTCACAGGAGAAGTACGATGCTTTGCAGCGTGAGATTAAGGAAACGGCTGATGAACTGACCTCTCTGAAACAGCAGGCAAAGGATGTGTCCGATGAATTCGGTAATCCAATCAGCTCGGAGCAGTACGATGCACTCCAGCGTGAGATCATCGAGACCGAGCAGGAGCTTCAGAACCTGCAAACAGAGGCAAGCAAATCTCAAGAGGCTTTGGTAAAAATCGGTCAGGCGGGAGAAACACTCGAAAAGGTCGGCGGCAAAATCGCCGATGTGGGTGAAACACTCACCACTCATGTGACTGTGCCTGTTCTCGCTGCCGGAACTGCCGCTGTGAAAACAGCCTCAGACTTCGATACTGCCATGAGCAAGGTCGCCGCAGTATCCGGTGCGACCGGTGACGAGCTGCAAGACCTGAGAGACAAAGCCCGTGAGATGGGTGCAAAGACAAAATTCTCTGCATCTGAAGCCGCAGAAGCCATGAATTATATGGCGATGGCGGGCTGGAAAACCGGAGATATGCTTGACGGTATTGAGGGTATTATGAACCTTGCGGCCGCATCCGGTGAGGATTTGGCTACCACATCGGATATCGTTACTGACGCTCTGACCGCTTTCGGACTGACGGCGGCTGACTCCGGACATTTCGCAGATGTACTTGCGGCGGCATCGTCCAACGCCAATACCAATGTGTCCATGATGGGTGAAACCTTCAAGTATTGTGCGCCTGTTGCGGGTGCATTGGGATTTTCCTGCGAGGACACGGCGGAAGCTATCGGTCTGATGGCTAATTCAGGCATTAAAGGCTCACAGGCAGGTACGGCGCTCCGATCTATGATGAATGCGCTTGCCGGAGAGGTAAAATTCTGCGGTGAGAGCTTCGGAGAGATCGAGATCGCAACCACAAACGCTGACGGCTCGATGCGTGACCTGAACGATATCCTTGCGGACTGCCGTGTGGCATTCTCTCAGATGTCGGAATCGGAAAAAGCAAACGCCGCACAGACACTGGTCGGCAAAAATGCCATGTCCGGCTTCTTGGCTCTTATGAACGCTGCGCCGGGTGACATCGAAAAGCTCGAAGGTGCGATCAACACTTGTTCAGACGAAATCGACGGCTACAATGGCGTGACCGAAAAGATGGCTGCTGTCATGCAGGACAACCTCGGCGGACAGCTCACCATTTTGAAATCTCAGCTACAGGAGCTTGCTATCTCTTTCGGTGAGATCCTGATGCCTGCGATCCGAGCCATTGTCACTAAGATTCAGGCGCTTGTAGATAAGCTGAATCAGATGGATCCGGCGACCAAAGAAACCATTGTAAAAATCGCACTTGTAGCGGCAGCACTGGGGCCTTTGCTTGTGGTTGTCGGCAAAACAATGGTCACAGTCGGCAAGCTGATGCAGTTTATCTCCAATCTTCCGACTATCATCGCAGGTGCAAAGGCAGCGTTTAGTTCATTCGGTGCAGCCATCGGGGGCATTTCCGCACCTGTGGTAGCTGTTATCGCAATTATCGCCGCACTTGTAGCCGCATTCGTGCATCTGTGGAAAACCAACGAGGACTTCCGAAATAAGATCACTGCGATCTGGAATCAGATCAAGAGCATTTTTGAGGGCTTTTGTCAGGGCATCGTTGACAGGGTGAACGCACTCGGCTTTGACTTCAAAAACATCGGCGAGGTTATCAAGGCTGTATGGGACGGACTCTGTAAATTCCTTGCACCTGTGTTCGAGGGCGTTTTTCAGCAGATCGCTAACATTTTCAAGGCGGTCACAGATATTATCCTGAATATTCTGGATATTTTCATCGGTATCTTCACCGGCGACTGGGATAAAGTGTGGAACGGCATCAAAGGGATTTTTGTAGCGGTCTGGAACTTCCTGAAAGACACGCTCAAAAACTATATGAATGTGCTGTGTAACATTTTCGGCACAAGCCTTGATGAAGTGAAAGAATTCTGGGTGAATGTCTGGACGGCTATCAAAGACTTCTTTGTCAACCTCTGGAACAATATTACAGGCTTTATTTCGGGTGTTCTGAACGGCATTGCAACATTCTTCACGAACATCTGGACAGGCATCAAGAATTTTTTTGTGGGCATCTGGACGGCAATCTACAATGATGTGACCACAAAAATCAACCTGATAAAAACGGTGATTACCGTTGTCTGGAATGCAATTCATACTGCTATTTCTACAGTGCTGAATGCAATCTGGACGGTCATTTCTACTGTTTGGCAGACGATCTACGATTTTATTTCTCCGCTGCTTGAAGCCTTCCGCTATCTGTTCGAGACCATTTTTCAGGCGATTCAGATTCTCATCGGCATGGCGATGGACTGGATTCACGAGAAGATCACGGCAATTTGGAATGCCATTGTCGCTTTCCTGACTCCAATTTTAGAGGGCATCCGCGACTTCTTCCAGACCATTTGGGATGCGATCTGCACTGCGATCAGCACGGTGCTGGATACGATCAAAAGTGTTGTAGAAACCGTATGGAATGCAATTAGCAGTTTTATTAGTAGCATTCTGAACGCTATCTGGTCGGTAATTTCAAGTATCTGGAACAGCATCAGCGCACACATTTCGGCTGTGCTGAATGCAATTCATGCTGTGGTAAGCAGTATCTGGAACGCTATCAGCGGCTTTGTCAGCAGTATCCTCAATGCAATTTTCAGCACTGTATCTTCTATTTGGAACAATATAAAATCTACCATCACAACCGTCATGAACGCCATTAAGAATACAGTATCGAATATCTGGGAGAACGTGAAATCCGCTGTATCCCAGAAGATCACAGCAATCAAGACAACCATTGAAAACGGCTTCAATGCGGCGGTCAGCTTCATCAAGAATCTGGCATCGCAGGCATTTCAGTGGGGCGCAGACATCATTAACGGGATCGTCAACGGTATCAAGGGCTGTATCAACAAGGTTTCCGATGCGGTCAAGGGTGTGGCTGACAAGATTCGCTCTTTCCTGCACTTTAGTGTGCCGGATGAAGGTCCTCTTGCAGACTTCGAGTCTTGGATGCCGGACTTCATGACAGGACTTGCGGACGGTATCAACGCCAACGCAGGTGTGGTTAACGATGCTGTCAATAATTTTGCAGGCGGTCTTGCCGAAAAAATCAGCAGCGTGATTCAGAGCGCACTGTCCAATGTTGTTACTGCGGTGCAGGGCTTTATGACGCAGGTATTTGATACCGTGAAAACGGTCTGGGCAAATGCAAATACAGCAATCGACACAACCATGTCTCAAATCAAAAGCGGTATCACTTCCGGCTGGAAGGCTGTTGTGTCTGTAATCACATCCGCTTTAGAGAACATCCGCAAGATCATCACAACAACGTGGAAAGCGATTCATTCTGTTATCGACTCCGCTCTGAACGGCATCAAAAAGATTGTCACTGCGGTATGGACGGTGCTGAAAAATCTAATTCAGACCGGGCAGCTTGACATCAAAGCCGTCATCACTACCACATGGAACGCCGCAAAGGATGTAGTCAATACAGTTCTGAACGGCATCAAATCCGTTGTGACGACCATCTGGAACGCTATGCCGGATATTGTGCGGCATCCGATGAATCAGGTGAAGGACGCTGTACTGTCTATCTGGGATAATATCCGGAACGGTATCGGTGATCGGCTCGGCGGCGTGCGTGATGCAGTCAGCAGTGCGATGAACGCGGTATATCAGGCAGTCATGGAGAAGGTCAACAGCTCGTGGTCGTGGGGGCGCGACCTAATGCAGAACCTCATCAACGGTCTGAACTATATGCTTGGCAGTCTCATCAATACAGTTGCGGATGTCGCACGGGCGATCAGCGATTATCTGCACTTCTCAGTGCCGGACAAGGGACCTCTCTCCGAGTTTGAGAGCTGGATGCCGGACTTCATGAAGGGACTGGCACAGGGCATCAATAAGAGCAAGAAATATGTGGAAAAGGCTGTATCCTCCGTAGCTGATGCGATGTCGCTTACCATGCAGTCGGGATTTGATGTGAAGTTTGACGGCATTTCGGGTGCAATGCTGGACGGCGGCAGTGGCGGTGTGGTCAACAACTACTACAACAACGACAACAGCCGCACAGTGAATCAGACAAACAATAGTCCGAAATCACTGTCACGGCTGGAAATTTACAGGCAGACGCGGAATGCGCTGAATGTGTGAATGAAGAGAGAGGGGTGATTCCCTCTCTTCTTATTCAGTTACTAATTATTATACTAAACACACGAGTTGATTAGTTCTTTTTCAGAGCAATCAAGTCATTCAACAATAATTCGTTTTGTTTATAGTTTTGAGTATACCTAATCAGAGTCTCATCATCTTGAAATAGGAATACACTCTCGCCTTCGTTGAGCGTGTAATATGCATTTTCGATCAAGCTCTCTTTAGCAATAAATGTTACAAAGTTATCTCCTATGCTCAAATCAGCGGCAGTAGTCGACCTTTTTTCAATAAGTGTAGTGCTTTTTTCTTCATCCGTCATTTTGGAAAAACGCACATCATCCTTGTAATAATCTATCTCATCTTGCACTGTCATATAACCGCCATATTGTACCAGGGAAATTCTGTCGCCAATATTCAAATCACCGATATAAACATCATTTATTACTACATCATAAACGGTATAAGGTGTTCCTTCAAGCACAGTATATCTTATATCATCCACTGTGCAGTTGATGGCAGACTCGCAATGCGTAGTTAATGCATCCAGACTGGGAACACCATAAGCAAATGAACAATCAGCAGCGACTAAAATAGTGTTGTTTAGCTGACTTTGAGTGTAGTCTACGCAGTTTAACTCAACCGTAAGGTCGGTTTCTTCTGTTTCATCAATTTCTACTGCTTTCATAGTATCCATTTCGGTTACAGAGCTCTCTTGTGAGGGGGGGTTGCCTGAAATGACTTCTTTTTGCGAAGAGCATCCAACAAGAACAGTTGAGATTATTCCTGCAAGCATGGTGAAAACAATGTATTTCTTACGCATACCGGACTCCTCCTTATCCGTAAATGTGATTAATATTTTGGCAATCGACAGTTGCTGGTCTTGAACCACTTCGTTCATCATCATACGGATACATGATTGAAGCCGTATTGTATGGCTGGTGAGCTAAGCCAAAAGCATGTCCCATTTCATGCTCAATAAGACCAAGTTTTTTTGAATATGTATAACTTGAGGTGTCATTGTAATCGATAAGAATCTTATTCCATCCCCAGTTTTGTGTGGACCAATCGGACAACTCTGTACTATAATACCAAAACTCGGTTATTCCTGTAGTATCACCAGACAAGTTTTGCTCATACAGTTCTATTGAGCCTGAAGATTGGGTAGTTGTATTTCGCCATGATATAGAAGTTGTTACACCGGGATTGTCGGTTGTATATATCCACCTGTCCATTGCTGTGGTAGCATAGGACGAATAGTGAGAGAAACTACTTGAAAACCAATAATACCTTTTGTAGTTTCCATAATTTCCAACGCCGCCACTTAATTGCTTGTCATTAAAAGTGCGATTTCCGTGAGAGCACGTTTCATATACGGCGTTAGCGTTAAGCAACGAAATGTTAAATGACAAACACATAGAAAAAACGGCTGCTGCTGCTTTTACTAATCTCTTTTTCATCTGGTATACTCCTTTCGCAATATAGACGTAGTTTTTACTGCAATCCTTTTTATTATTATAGTCCTGATGTGGGTAAAAGTCAATTCGCATATTACACAAAAACACCTCATGAACATTGTAATGATATGATAGGAGGCGATGCTATGTTTTTCAGCCTTATATTAGAAAATGCAGCCGGTGACAAAATCGACATGACGGCTACAGCAAATCAATATATGACTTCTCAGATTGAGGGCTTGTCGCCTCCGCCCGGCACGATCAGCACCTCCTCCTACGCTGGCATGGACGGCAGCTATCTGAACAATGCCTTCATTGAAAAGCGGAATGTCGTTATATCTTTCGAGATGCGTGGTATCGGCGTAGAAAAACGCCGCCATCAGCTATACAAGGCGGTGAAACCGAGCAGATTTATCAAGGTCTATTACAAGACCGCAGGCATCGATGTGTTTACCACAGGCTATGTCGAGACTTGTGAGGTGCAGAACTTCGAGATGCTGACAACCGGGCAGATTTCTATTCTGTGTCCTGACATTTACTGGTACTCAACCGAATCCGTTATGGCGTATTATAGCCAGATCACTGGTGCGTTCACTTTCCCGTTCCCGACAGAAAGCAATCCGGAGCCGTTCGTTCTCGGCAAGTATAACACGCAGAATATCATGGAGATTATCAATGACGGTGATGAAACAGGCTTCACACTCGAAATTGAAGCCCTCGAAGATGTCCGTTCTCCGACACTGTATAATGCCGATACGGACGAGTATTTGCAGATCACAGGCGACCTGCTTGCAGGAGATATTGTGACGATCACCACAAAAACGGGCAATAAAACGGTGACATTGGATCGCGGCGGTGTCAAGACCAATATTATCAATCGCCTTGTTTCCGGCTCGACATGGTTGACGCTGCGTGAGGGCAAGAACCGCTTTTATCTGCGCGGCACGGGACTGACGAAACTGCGTGTGAAGATCATTCACACCAATGCGTATCTGGGGGTATAACGATGCAGATTGAAGTTTATAAAATGACAGCGGAGAACGATGCCCTCACGATCACGCTCGAAGCGATCTGCGACACATTTTCAAGTTTGCTGTGGGACATCGAATACTACAAATGCGGCAGCTTTGAAGTGTATATCGCCGCCAATCCGCAGAATGTGGACATCTTCCAGCCGGGGCGCATTGTCGGCAGAGATGATGACAGCCAGCATTTCGGTATTATCGAGTCTGTGCTTATAAACACGGACGTCGAGAACGGCGACTATCTGACGGTCAAAGGCAGATTTCTTATGTGTCTGCTGGAACGGCGCATCATTCATCCGACCTACAATGTGACCGCAGAAAAGGCATATTCGGAGATCATCCGAGAGGTTGTAACACAGAATACACTGCTCTCAGATAATCGGCGCATTCCCGGACTATCCCTCGGCACCGTCTCTGGTACTTGCTGGGAGCAGACCACAACACTGCAAATTTCATATGCCAATCTGATGGAATGGGTGTACACCATCTGCGAGAAGATCGGCGGCACAGCGAATATCCGTCTTGTCAAGGATGCCGGTGAGCAGTACCGCATGGTGTTTGATCTCTCCGAAGGTGCAGACCGCAGCCTGATGCAGGATGACAATCCCCATATCATCTTTTCGGACGCATACAGCAATCTGCTCTCTTTTTCCTATGCTTCCGACAGCAGTATTCAGCGCAATTTCGCATATATTTTCGGTCAGGGTAAGGGAGAAGAGCGAAAGCGTACCACATATTTCAATGACACAGAGCCGACCTATCTTGACCGCTACGAGCTGTATGTCGATGCGGATGATATTTCCGAAACAGAACAGGTCGAGGGTGAGACTGTGCCGATTCCGGAGGAAAAATATATTGACCTGCTGAAAACAAGAGGTTCGGAAAAGCTGGTCGATCCCAAGACTGCATCGGAGTCGGAAATCGCTACGAACAATTCTCAGTATGTCTATAACCGTGATTATTATGTCGGTGACTATGTGACTGTGGAGCATAAGCGGTTCGGTATGATACAGCCGAAAATCCAGCTCATCGGCATGATAGAGGCTTTCGACCAGAATGGGCGCAGTCTAACGCCCACATTCAAAGAGGGGTGATTTTATGGCTTTTTCAAGCGGATTTTTCAATTCAAAGAACCTTGACAGAACCTACACAGCCGAGAATTTCTGTGATTATCTCGGCAGTATCATCTGCAACGGCATTCAGGACAACTACGGTGACTGCTTCAAACTGACAGCCGCAAGCAGCGGACTGAGCGTGACTGTCGGCAGAGGCAAAGCGTGGATCGACGGCCATTATTTTATCAATGATGCCCGATACAGCATTGACCTTTCCGATTATATGGATGAATCTCTGCCTCGATATGTCGGTATTGCGATTTATCTTGATACCACAGAATCCGTCCGCAGCGTCACGCTGAAGCTCTTTCCCGGCACTCCTGCAGAGAGTCCACAGCTTCCGTCCATTCCGCAGGATGCCGATCATGTGCGTCTGCTTATGTATGCAGTGCGCTTGAATCCCGGCGCAACATCCTTGACAGAGCGTGACTGGTATGACTACAGAGAGGACAGAAATGTCTGCGGCTACTGCCGCTGTATCCTCGGAAAATGCAGAGTCACGGAGATGCTGGCACAAATGGCGCAGATCGAGGCGGATATGCAGGAGTATAACGATACCATCGCCGAGTTGACAAATAAGGTTGAAACCTTACAGACCGAGGTTGATGATATCATCGGCGGCATTGTTGAAATCGGCACTTGCGGCGAAAATATCCACTATGTGCTGTATGAGAACGGAAAGCTCCTGCTGCATGGCTCCGGTGAGACCTATGACTATGAGATCGGCAGATCGCCGTTCTGGGAAAATGAGGATATCAGAAGCCTTGTGGTATCGGACGGTATCACAAAAATCGGAAACAGCTTGTTTGAACGTTGCAAGAGCATGGCATCGGTAAGTTTCCCGACAAGCCTTACTGAGATCGGAGAGCGTTCTTTCTTTATGTACAATCAGGGTGGGATTACTTCGCTGAGTATTCCGTCATCACTCACAACACTTGGTGAAAAGGCTTTTGTACACTTTAATGGTACAACAGTTACACTTCCTGCAACGCTGACAACCCTCGGAACTTATCTTTTTATGGATTCAGAAACATTGACATCTGCAAGAGTGGAATGCTCCGAGCTGCCGGGATTCTGTTTCGTGAGCTGCGGCAGACTGCAAAGCCTTACTCTCAGCCGTAATGTCACAAAAGTCTGCTCTCATGCACTTAACTATACGCCTTTGCGTACACTGACCTATGAGGGCAGTCTTGATGACTGGGCAGCGGTCACGAAGCAGAGCAATTGGGACGGCAATGCAGGCGAACTGAATGGTCTGGACAAGGTACAGTGTCTGGACGGATATATGGAATACGATGATGAAACCGGAGAATGGACGGAGGTGCGTGAATAATGTGGAAGTTTCTTGTCAAGAACCAGAGCATTGAGATTCTGGAACGTGAGGTGCTGGCGGATCACCAGATTCAGTATGTGCAGTTCAAATTTACCTTTGATGGTGACTGGAAGCGCTTTCACAAGGTTGTGCAGTTTTCGCAGTGCGATGAGGTGTATTCCGTTGTTCTCGGTGTGGATGGCACATGCTGTTATCTGCCTGCGGAGCTTCATGTGGGTGCGGTGAAAATGGGCATCTACGGTTACGACACGGCATCGGATACGACCGTGAGGGCGACCACTGTGCCTGTGACGCTGAATATCCGTGAATCCGGCTTTGAGGGTGAAGAACCGCCCATCCCGCCGACACCGGATCTGTATACACAGCTTTTGAAGCGCATCGAGGACGCGGAGCATGGGCTTGACGGCAAATCTGCGTATGAGATTGCGTGTGAGCACGGCTATGTCGGCACTGAGGAGGAATGGCTCGAAAGTCTGAAGGGCAAGGACGGTATCACACCGGATATGTCGGAGTATCCGAAAACAACTGAGGTCACAACCATTATCGAGCGTGAGATCGCACCTGTCGCTGAAGATGCGCATACGCACGCCAACAAGGATGTTCTTGACAGCCTGACTGCGGCTCTGTTGGAGGATTTGCAGGGTTTGCAGCAGTTCGAGGACAGCACGATCTATGACATTCAGACGGTCAACGAGGAAATCCTCAATTTGCAGCAGTACAAGCATCGCCATAATAATCAGGAAGTGCTTGACCGCATCACCGAGGCAATGGTTGATGCTATCGCCGAGTGGCAGCCCTTTGAGGACTGGACAAGAGAGCAGATTCACACGCTCTTTGAATCCGTCAACAACTTTTCCAATACGGCACACACGCATGAAAACAAGGATGTGCTTGACACCATCACAGAGCAGTATATCCGTGACCTGACCGCATTTCAGGCATCGACCGCCAATGCCCTGCACGGGTTGTCCACAGGTCTCAGTGAGGTTTCCGCACAGGCACATTCTCATTCCAATAAGGCTGTTCTTGACAACATCACGCAGGAAATGCTGGATGACATGGGCTCCATTTCAACTGTGGTCGGTCAGGCACACTGGCATCACAACCTTACAACGCTGAACAGCATCACAGAGTCTCATGTTTCTCGCTGGAATGAGGCATACACTGCCGCTATGAACCTCAACGAGCGTGTGGGCGTGAATGAGGGCGTATTTGAGCGTTTTAAGACGGAAATCCTCTATGATATGCAGGGCGCTAAGACCTCTATCACAGACATTTATACGAGACTTGCAGCTCTCGAAACAGCGCTCTCCGGTGTAGAGGACGCACTGGCAGCTATCGTGGAGGTGAGTGAATGAGCATTGCAAATTATCTGACAGCTCTCGATGAGCAGAGGGATGCTTTGGCACGAAATCTTACAACGATGGGTGTATCTGCATCGGAATCTGAAAAGCTAAATACGCTCGTGCCGAAGGTGCTGCAAATCCCACAGTCAAAGCCGGATATCACGCTGTTCAAGGCATCCATCGATACGCTCCACGACTACGGCGAGAAGGTATATACCTTCTACAATGACGGGTATCGCTCACTTTCGGGCTTCACAGAGAATTATCCGCATTTCTGCTGCGAGGAAAACGGGTACGCGATCTACTACAATCAGCCGGATTTCAACTGGGGGCAGCCCATTTACACGATGTGTGTAGAGTCCGTTCACATCAGCAACAATAATAAGATCATGATGAGCTACAAGTCCGGGGCAACAGATATCGGGGAGATGTGGCTTGTTCCGAAAAGCAATGAGATGCTTTCCCCGGCGGATACGGCAAGATATATCTACGAGTCCATTCAGAACAATACAGCAATTTCAGTGCCGTTTGGCTGGCTCGGCTCTGTCGGAAACTATATCAATGTACTGCACGAATGTAGCGGCATCAACACAGGCGACTATTATCTTGCGTGGAAGGCGATCACTGACAACACCAGTCCAATGATCCGCTCGGTCAAAATCGTGGATGTGACAATTTGAGGAGGATGTTGAAATGAAAGAAAATATCTGTACTGCCGCCGGAGTGATCGGCGGCTTTTTTGCGGCACTGCTCGGCGGATGGGATTCGGCTCTCATCACGCTTGTGCTGTTCATGGCAATCGACTTCACAACCGGCTTGATCGCCGCTTCTATGGGCAAATCCAAGCACAGCAAGACCGGCAGACTCAGCTCGAAAGCCGGCTGGGTGGGACTTGCGAAAAAGTTCTGCATTCTGCTCATGGTTGTGGTCGCTGTCCGTATGGACATTCTGATCGGCACGACCTACATCCGTGATGCAACGTGTATCGGCTTCTGCGTGAACGAGCTGCTTTCGATTATTGAGAACACCAGTCTTATGGGTATCCCGTATCCGCCCGCAATCAAAAAGGCTATTGAGGTTCTTCAGAAACGCGCATCGCATATTGATGACGAAATCCAGGAAATGATCGATCAGATGGAGGACGGCGATAAAAAGTAATGCAGCCGATCACTCGACTGCATTACAAAAGGAGATGGTGTATTAGAGATCAATCTTATAGTCAGGCGCACCTTCACCGTTGACGGTGTAGTATGCGGCGTTTTCTTCGGGCTTGACGTAAACACGGAATTCGGTCACGACCTTACGCTTATGCGTAGACTTGTACGCCTTATATGCCTTTTCTGCAATATCGCTGATATCGAATTCAGCATCAGCGACCTGAAGCGTGGTGATGAGAACAGGCTCTGACTTTTTGTCAGCCTTTTTCGCTCTCGGCTTGCGTGTTTTCTTTTCGGGAACTTCGACGGTAGGAGTCTCAGCAATAGGAGCCTCAGCAACTGTTTCAGCAATCGGGGCAGTCTCGGCTACAACTTCTGCCTTCTTTACCGCTGGCTTTCTGCCACGCTTCTTGGCGGACTTTTCAGCGACCGGTGCATCTGCAATGACAGAAGTCTCCACAACGGCTGCTTCAACAACTGCATCTTCAGCTTTTTTCTTGCGTGTTGTTTTCTTAGCGGTATCGGTTTTAGGACTTGCAGGTTTTCTCGGCATTGTTCATGCACCTCCGTGTTTTTTTTTTCTAATTATAGCATTTTTATAGAATTGTGTCAAGCCCAAAACAAGCGATTTTTCGCAGAAAGGAAAGAATTATGATCCAGAAATATGAATTCAATGATACCACACAGCTTTCCCCGCACTTCAATATCAGCGAGTTCCGCTGCAAGTGCGGTAAGGAGCATGAAACGCTGAACAATCCGGAGCTTATTGAAAAGCTCGAAAAGCTGTTCACTGCCCTCAATTGCAGTAAGATCATCGTGACCTCTGGTTACAGATGCACGGCACATGATAAGAATGTGGGCGGCAGCGGTACAGGTCAGCATACCATCGGCAATGCGGCGGATATCTGCTGCTACGGTCAGGACGGTCAGCCGATCAGCTCTAAGGTGGTCTGCTGTAAGGCACAGGATATCGGTTTCATGGGTATTGCCAACATCACCGCCGCCTACATCTATACGCATGTTGATGTGCGTGAAAAGGGCAAATGGTACGGCGATGAGGTTCACGGCAACAACACTGTGACCGATGATTTTTACAAGTATTTCGGAGGCGAGGATATGAAAGGTATTGATGTAAGCGTTCACAACGGCAATATCGACTGGAACAAGGTTAAGGCTGACGGCATTGAGTTCGCTATTCTGCGTGCAGGCTTCGGCAGACTCGAAAAGCAGAAGGACGAGAAGTTTGAGCAGAACTATGCCGGTGCAAAGGCGGCTGGCATTCCGGTCGGTGCGTACTGGTATTCCTATGCGATGGATGAGGACGAGGCAAGACTGGAAGCGGATGTGTTCCTGTCCGTTATCAGGGGAAAGCAGTTCGAGATGCCTGTATACTTCGATCTGGAAGAGAAAAAGCAGTTCGACCTCGGCAAGGAGAAGGTCTCCGCAATTATGAGAGCATTCCTTGAAAAGGTCGAGAAAGCCGGTTACTTTGTCGGTCTGTACGGCTCTGCTTCCTCTCTCACCACGCACACTGCCGATGACATCAAGTCTCACTACACGATCTGGCTGGCGCACTGGGTGGACAAGACCAACTACAGCGGCGTATACGGCATCTGGCAATACAGTGAGAAAGGTCATGTGGACGGCATCAGCGGCAATGTGGATCTGGACATCTGCTACAAGGATTTCCCGACCATTATCAAGGGCAAGGGACTGAACGGCTGGAGCAAGGCAAATCCTACGCCTGCGCCGACAGAGCCGGACACCGATGTCAGCGTGACCGTCACCATCGGCAAGGACACCTACAAGGGTACGCTTGTCAAAATCTGATTTCTTTTCGGGCAGGGGTTATCCTCTGCCCTTCTTTTTTCATATATTGTGCAGCTATCATCTGCGAGGGGGTATGTGATGACAAATGAACAAAAGCAAGCGATACGTTCAATGCGTGAAGTCGGTGTTGCAATTCCTGCAATTTCTGCACAGCTCGGTCTTTCCGTAAATACGATCAAGTCCTACTGCAAGCGACACAGCATTCACTCCGGCAATCAGTCTCGCAAAAACATCTTGTTCTGCCTGCAATGCCACACGGAGATTCCACAAACTGAGCATCGCAAAGCAAAGAAGTTCTGCTCCGATAAGTGCCGCCAATTGTGGTGGGCTGAAAACACGGCCTTGATTCCACGAGATTCACAGATTGAACGTATCTGCCCTGTGTGTAAGACCTCATTCTTATCATACAAAAGCAAACATCGCATTTACTGCTCCCGCACCTGTTACGGTAAATCGAAGGAGGTATACGATGCTCAAAAATAATGAACTTTTCGATAAGATGTACCGCTACCAGAGGGTTATGTCGTGGGTGCGCAATCTCTTAAATAAGTCCCTTATCACCAAAGCAGAGTACGCTAAAATTGATACAATGATGGCAAAGAAATACGGCGTATCTTCGTGCAGCATATTTCGCTGAAATCCGCGTAAAATCGTTGACTTATCGCTCGATAGACGGTAACATGGTAAGCGAAGGAGGTGTTGCTGTGTGGATAAAAATGACCGCATAGTAGAGAGGGTTCAGTTCCCCAACAAGCCCACTGTCAAGCTGCTGAGAACGGCTGCTTACGCCAGAGTGTCCAGCGGCAAGGACGCAATGCTCCATTCCCTGTCGGCGCAGGTCAGCTACTACAATTCTTTAATCCAAAGCAATCCCGAATGGCTGTTCTGTGGCGTGTACGCAGATGAAGCCCTGACCGGAACCAAGGATAACCGAGAGAACTTTCAAAGATTACTCTCCGAATGCCGAGCCAGAAATATCGACCTTATCATAACAAAGTCGATTTCCCGTTTTGCCCGAAACACTGTCACACTGCTGGAGACTATCCGTGAACTGAAAGAACTGAGTGTGGATGTCTATTTTGAAGAACAGAACATCCACTCGATCAGCCCGGACGGTGAATTCATGCTGACACTCTTAGGCTCGTATGCACAGGAGGAAAGCTACTCCGCAAGCGAAAACCAGAAGTGGCGTATCCGCAAGGATTTTGAACAGGGACGGCTCGGCAGCATTACAATGCTCGGTTATGAACGCAACAGTGATGGCACGCTTATCATTGTCCCCGAAGAAGCGGAAATCGTCAGAATGATTTTCAATGATTATCTCAGCGGTATGGGTAAAAACGCAATTGCAAATAAGCTGCTTGCGATGGGCGTTCCGACCAAAGGCGGCGGCATATGGACTGCGTGGTCGATCCGCCGCATTCTGAAAAACGAAAAATACTGCGGCGATCTGCTTCTGCAAAAGTCCTACCGTGAAAACCATATCACGAAAAAGAAGATTAACAACACCGGACAGCTACCGCAGTATTATGTGGAAGAAGCACATGAACCTATCATCAGCAAAGAAACCTTCATTGCCGTGCAGGAACTTCTAAGGGCGAAAAAAGATTATTATACACCTGACACTCCGACAACCGGTACCTACCCATTTACAGGTATCATTCACTGTGGCTGCTGTGGGAAGTACTACCGCAGGAAGGTTCAGCGATATCGCACCACTTGGATCTGCTGGACTTACAATGCGAGGGGGAAGAAATTCTGTCCGGAGTCCAAGCAGATACCGGAAGATATCCTATATGACAAGGTTTGTGAAGTGTTGCGGCTTGACGAGTTTGACAACGAGGTATTCCAGGCTGAGATTGAGTCTATCACAGTTCCTAAACCGAATGTGCTAACTTTCATCTTCAATGACGGTCACGAGCAGACAGTCCGCTGGGAAGATCATTCAAGATCAGAAGCGTGGACGGCAGAGAAACGCTCCCAGGCAGCAGCGTGTGGGAAGAAAGGTGCGGCAGCAAGAGAAAGGAGAAAGAAGCAATGAGCAAGGTAACATTTATCCCGGCAAAGCTTGATAGAGCGACATTTGTACCTCTGGATCAGCCGAAAAAACGCAAGGTTGCCGGATATGCACGAGTTTCGACCGATTCCGAAGAACAGCAGACCTCCTATGAAGCACAAGTTTCCTACTACACAGAGTACATCCAAAAGCGTGCAGACTGGGAGTTTGCAGGCGTGTATACGGATCAGGGTATCTCGGCTACCAATACAAAACACAGAGATGGTTTTAATCGAATGATCGCAGATGCTTTAGACGGTAAGATAGATTTGATCGTTACGAAATCGGTATCCCGTTTCGCACGAAACACTGTTGACAGCCTGACAACTGTCAGAAGGCTGAAGGAAAAAGGCGTGGAGGTCTACTTCGAGAAGGAGAATATCTACACGCTTGATTCTAAGGGCGAATTGTTTATTACGATTATGAGTTCATTGGCACAGGAAGAATCACGATCTATTTCTGAGAATGTAACGTGGGGACAGCGAAAGCGTATGGCGGACGGCAAGGTCACAATG